ACTTATGTAAAATCCTTTTATTCGGTTATGTACACACCTTCTGCAGTAAAGGTGAACCTAATGGGTGATAAGCATATGAGGTTACATCATAGAGTGAAATGGGCTTCTGCAGTTCCCTTTATTATAAATGAAAAACACAAAAAGTAATGGACAAAAGTAGACACATAAAAAAGGAAGCTATTTTATCGGCATTAGAAAATAGTCTTGGAGTTGTAACGGTAGCTTGTAAGTCAGTAGATATTCCAAGAAGTACATATTATAAATGGCTAAAGGAAGACGAGAAGTTTGCCGAGCAGGTCAAGGATATTGAAAACATAGCTTTAGATTTTGGTGAGAGCCAATTACATAAGCAAATCGGTTTAGGGAATACTTCAGCTACAATTTTCTTTTTAAAGACTAAAGGGAAAAAGCGAGGGTACATTGAGAGGTCAGAACTTGACTTGACTTCAGGAGACGAGCCAATAAAAATTAATGTAAATATAGCAGGAGTTGAATATTGATACAAAGTTTACTCACACCCAAGAAAGGGCAATAAAATACCTTTTTGACAAGACTACTACTGAAGTTCTTTTTGGTGGTGCGGCAGGTGGTGGAAAGTCTTGGGTTGGTTGTGCTTGGTTAATCCTGATGTGTTTGAAATACCCTAAGACTAGGTATTTAATGGGAAGGTCAAAGCTAGATAGTTTGAAGAAGACTACACTAAATACATTCTTTGAGGTGTGTGAAAGTTGGGGAATTAAATCAGGGCAGCATTATAATTTTAATGCAGGTTCAAATATCATAAAGTTTTATAATAAGTCAGAAGTAATGTTGAAGGATTTATTCTTGTACCCATCAGACAGGAACTTTGATAATTTAGGTTCACTTGAAATCACAGGTGCTTTTATAGATGAAGCCAATCAAATAACTGAGAAAGCTAAGAATATAGTTGCTTCAAGAATGAGGTATAAACTTGATGAGTATGGCATTATTCCTAAAATGTTAATGACTTGTAATCCTGCTAAGAATTGGGTGTACACTCAATACTATAGACCTGCAAAAGCAGGTAAACTCAAAACCCACAGAAAATTTATACAATCCCTTGTAGATGATAATCAATACATTTCTAAGTATTACAAAACTCAACTTCAGACTTTAGATGAACTGAGTAAACAAAGATTGCTATTTGGGAATTGGGAATATGACGCAACCAATGACGCTTTAATAAATTTTGATAGTATCATCAGTTTGTTTAACTCTAAAGGAAAAGCAGGAGACAAATATATAAGTTGTGATGTAGCACGATTTGGAAGCGATAAGACCGTTATAATGTATTGGGAAGGGCTACACCTTAAAAAGATACAAACTATCCTTAAATCGTCTATAGATGAGGTTGTGGAAGCCGTAAGGAGTATACAACAAGACTACTCAGTTCCACTTAGAAATATCGTGATAGATGAAGATGGTGTAGGTGGGGGTGCTAAAGATTATTTGAGGTGTCTTGGATTTACCAATAATGCTAGGGCTTTGAAGGGTGAGAATTATCAGAACCTCAAAACCCAATGCTATTATAAACTAGCTGACCTCATTAACAAAGGTCAATTAGGAATAGATTGTCCTGACATAAATGCTAAGAATAATATAATTGAAGAACTTGAACAGGTCAGAATGAAAGATGCTGACAAGGATAGTAAACTCAAAATAGTACCTAAAGAAAGTGTAATTGATATCATAGGTCGTAGTCCTGATTATTCTGATGCTTTAGCTATGAGAATGTATTACGAAATAGATGATAATTTTGGTAAGTATTATGTGCAATAAAAAAGTGGGCTCAGTCACATCACGAAACCAAACCCACTTTAACAAGAAAAGATAAGAAGACCACAAAGTTACACCAATAAACTAAATAACCAAATTTTCTATTATATATTATGAAACTAAAAATTCAGAAAGCAGGAAAAACCCAAGAGTTTAACCTAATCAATAGTTGGTCAGATGTAAACCTTGATAAATGGGCAAAGCTTGTATCAATGAAAACCAAAACTAATAGTCAGGAAGCAGTTGAAACTATTTCAGTTCTTGCTGATATGCCAAAAAGATTGATAAAGGAATTGGGAATAAAAGATGTTTCAAAAATCTTGGAAAAGATAGCAGTAATGCAGAGTCAAGCCGAAAGTAAACTGACTAAGATAATTACGATTGATGATATTGAATATGGTTTTCACCCAAATTTAGATGAATTAACTTTAGGAGAATATGCAGATATTGAAACATTAATCAATAACAATATTGAGGATAACTTAGCAGAGTTAATGGCAATTCTTTTCAGACCAATAGTTGAAAGGAAAAACAAAATTTATACTATAGAAAGTTATGATGCAGAAATAACTATACGAGCAGAAGCTATGAAAAAGATGAGTGGTCAGCAGGTTCAAAATGCTATGGTTTTTTTTTGGATTTTCGGAAAAGAATTGTTGAGGATTTTGCCATTGTATTTGATGGAACTCAGTCTGAAGAAAATACAGGAACTGAAGGATTTGGAGAAAGGTGGGGTTGGTTCGGTGTAATGTATAGACTGACTAATGGTGAAATAATAAACTTGGAACGAATTACAAAGTTAAACCTAAAGGAGTGCTTGACTTGGCTATCTTATGAAACTGACTTGAATGAAACTAAAAATGTAACTACAACTTATGATAGCAAATAAAACCTACAATAATGTCATTAATACTCTAAAGAATATTGGTGATATGCACGGACAAATAACTACTACAACCACAGGTGATATTTATGATATTGACTTGGAGAAAAATACACTTTTCCCATTAATGCATATTAATCCTGTTAATGTTACCACAGGTGAAAGTCAGTTAAATTTCAGTTTTCAAATATTTATTATGGACTTGGTTAGCCAAGATGCTAATTGGACGGAAACTCAAATTCAGTCTGCAGCATTTCTCAATAACGAACAGGAAGTCCTGAGTTCAACATTACAAACTTCAGTAGATTTAATTTCTATTTTTAGAAATAGCATTGAACAATCTTTACAAGGTGTAGATGATATTAATGAACCTACATATTTTACAGATGGGGAATTTACTATTGAACCATTTACCGAGAGATTTGATAATCAGCTAACAGGTTGGGTGTTTACTTTAGAAGTTCAGGTTCATAATGACTTCCAAAGTTGTATTATTCCAATGGATATGCCATTAAATCCTAAAGGTCAGGGTGAATAATGTATAAATTTAAACTATGGATATTTCAAATTCAATTACTTCCACCAAAAATAACTATTAAGCTATAATGTTCAATAAAAATTTAGAAAGATATTATGAAAGTTTTGGTAAGCAGGTTATGAACCGAGCAAAGTCAGGACTTCAAAAAGCTAAAGGAAGTACAAAATTAGAAAACTCAATTAAGTTTAAGGTCAAGAAAACATCTTATGGCTACGCTATAGAGTTTCTAATGGATTATTATGGAAATTTCTTAGATAAGGGTGTAAGTGGAAATGTAACCAAGCAGACCTATAAAAGTTGGGAGAATAAAATTGAGAATTCGCCCGGCAAAGGATTTACAACTAAAGGACCACCTGTTGATATTTTATCTAAATGGATAAAGAGAAAAGGAATAAAACCAAAAGGACTTGGTCGTGGAAGGTCTAAAAATACAGGTCAATTTATTTCAGGCTTTGCTTATTTAATAAGTGCAAAAATCAGGCGAGAAGGAATAAAGAGTTTGGCATTTTTTCAGAAGCCTTTGGGAAAAGCTATGAAGACATTTGATAGTCAGGTCAAGACTGCAATAGCTAAAGATATACGAGATACAATTTCAGGAATAAATTTTAAACTATAAAAATATGCCATTACAAATAATTCAAAGACTAGATAATCAAACAATACAATGGGTTGGTCAACCTTTAATGTTTGCTTTTTCAAATGATGCAGTAGTTTCAGGAGTTCCAACTCAATATTTTAATGTAAAGTTTGTAGCTGAAATTTTTATTTCAGGTGATACAATCAATCCTGCAGTTACTACAGACTTAATAGCAACTGTGAAAGTGGTTCCAAATAACAAAGGTGTAGGTATTTTTAATCTAAGAAGTGTTATAGAAAGTTATGTAAAACCACAAAGAGATGGATATGCAGATGCTACAACTACAAGTAAATACAAAGGTGTAGGCTATTCTACGGACCCTCACCCAATTCATGTAATTGATAAGTGGTGTTTAAATGATGTAGGCTATAAAGAAATGAGATGCAGATTTACTATAGAAGCAGCAACTTATGTAGGTGGTCCTGTTTTAACTATTGGTAGTGCCGGTTCTTCTGTAACTACAGGTGAAATATACCTGATGAACGCTTATGTTCCAAATGAAACTAGGTATCAAAGAATGACAAGCCCAATAAGGTATTACAATAATATGCAGGCAAATGCGGCTACAAATTATTATCAATATAATAGTGATAGTTTTGTTTTATCAAATGCACCAACTACTCAGTATGCCAATAGATATGATTATGGAGTATTCTCTGCACTTTCTTCATATCCAACTTCAGGTATGATAATTGTTGAAAGTCATATAGTGTGGACAAGCCGAGCAGGAGTAGTTTCATCTGCTTTTACTACTACAAATAACGCAGCAAATGGTGGGGCAACTCCTACAACAGAAACTAAAACTCAAATGGTTTCAGTAGGTGCTTTTCCTGCTAATATAATGGAACAAAATGCAGCCTTTAAAACTGCAATAATTGCTGATAATGTTGATTATTATGATATTAAATTACGAGGTGGTTCAGGTTCTACTGCAACAAAAACTTATAGAATTATCGTAAATTGTGCTAAGAAAAATGACGCTTTTACAATAGATGGATATAATAAAGGTTACACCCCAATTAGACTTTGTTGGCTGAACTCTTTAGGTGGTTGGGATTATTACACTTTTACAATGAAATCAATTAAAAAACTTAAAACTAAAAAAACAAAATATCAGCAATTAGAAGGAACTTGGAATGGTGAAGGATATAATATTTTAGGTTGGAAAGGTGGTCAAAAAGATTATAGAGTCAATACAACAGAAAATGTAGTAATGAACTCAGATTTTATGAGTGAAGATGATGCAGAATGGTTTGAGTTTCTTATGAATAGCAATGAAGTTTATATTATGGAACAAAGAGATATCAATAATAATAATATGAATAATACGAATTTTTGGATGCGACCTGTAACATTAAAAACTTCAAGTTTTACAAGAAAAACTATAGCTAATGATAAACTTATTCAATACAAAATAGAAGTAGAAAAATCAAGAATACAAAATAATCAAAACGCTTAACTATGTCAGTTGAACTTTACATTTTCCCTCAGTTTTATAATTCAAACTTTGCTCCAAGCACTATTATTCCTTCAGAATGGTGTCCTGATGGTTTGAGTTTCTTAACTATAGGACCACCAAATCTAAATTCAAATTCTGACCAAAATCCACTAGGTTTTGCAGTCCTGAACCAACCACCAAATACTTATAATACTTGGTATATGATGAAGACTGCAGGTGGTCCTTATGGAGTTGGTTCTTATCCAACTATAAATGGTTGGGGTACAAATTTCTTCTTAACATTTGGTTCAAATGGAAGTTCAGGAATTTATATGAAGTTATCAGGATTAACCGTTGGAGTTCAATATGATTTTAACCTACTGCTAGACACATTAGTTTTTAATGCTCAAACTACATTTAGGATTTTCACATATAATAGTCAGGGAACTCAAAATTCATTTGTATCAAGTAATTTATTCAATCTAAATATAAATACTACATTTATTTGTAATGATTCTGAGCAAATAATTGGTATTCAATATCATAGTATTGGTGCAACAAATACAGGTAGATTAACTGAAGTAAGTGTGATGGAAACGGTAGTTCCACCACCTGTTGCTGCTGACTATGTAAGTGATGGTCAAGTAATATTAGACCTATATGAAGATGAGGATATTCCACTAGTCCTGAGTGTAGATGACTTTACAAATGCTGCAGAGAAAGTTCAATCATATTCAAAAACTTTTAGTTTGCCCGGCACTAAAAGAAATAACTTGATATTAAAAAATGAGTTTGAAATAACATCAACTACAAATTCCTATTACAATACAAGTTATGATTTTAATCCATTAAGAAAAACAGAAATAACATTAAGGCAAGATGGATATATTATTTTTGAAGGCTTTTTAAAATTAGATAGTGTTAAGTCGGATAATGGTCAAGTTACATATTCAGTTAATCT